GAAGTCGCCAGCAGCGATATCAACAGCGCTCAACTCGTGCAGGTCGAGTGTGAACTGACCAGAAGCAGCGCCAATACCAACACCAGCAGCAGCGGTGGCGTAATCAGCAAAGGTGTCTTTGCGAGTAACGTTGCCGTTAGCATCGATGAAGATGACAGAGTCAGCACCAACGTTAACGCTGGCAGCGGTAAGCTCGTTGAAATCAACGGCGAGAACACCATCAGTAGCAGCAAGACCATCACCAGCGATTTGAGTAGCATAGTTACTCATCGACTCTCTCTTCATGAGACCGTCAGTGCCATCCATGTAAAAGAATGCGTCTTCGTCCAATGTTGAAGCAGCTGCTTCAGTACCGAGAAACTTAACAGTTCCTTGGATAGATAAATTGTGAGAACCTGAGATCTCACCGGTATCCGCAAACGATGCCTTTAAAGCACCGGTTGCCGGATCCTTAATTGTGATGCCACCTTCTTGGTCGACGGCACCGGATAAAATTGAAATTCCTCTTTGAAATTTATAAGCCATTTATAAAACCCTCCATTATTATAAGTTTTTTTATGGTTAATTTGTACAAGATACACTTATCCAAATTACCTCCCCAGAGAGCCTGGGGAGTCGCTTATAATTAGTATTCCAAAATCATAAAAAATTTAATATATGAAGTATTTGTCTGTCCCGTTGCAATAAAGCTGAATCGATGCATAGGGTGACTCTAAAACTACTGAATTTTGACCGTCGATTGTTTGTGATCCAGACGCTAATATTACCACACCGTTTGAATTTGCTGTTCCAGCTTCGTCCTTAATAACATAAGTTTGACCATTTTGAAGTGCAGTGGCGCCGGGTAGCCTGATATCTAAAGTGCCATTTGTAGTGTTTGTACCAATATAATAATCGGTAGTAGATGCTGTTATTGATGTTGTTATAAGCCTACGATTAAACTTTAGTCCCCCACTAATTTGTAGAACGTTATCAGTAAAGACTAAACCTGATGAGCCACTGATCGTGCCAGCGTCGGCGGTGTCCTTAAACTGAAGTGAACCACTTGGTCCGCGGGCAGTGGCGCTTCCTCCGCCTCCGCCAATGCCTGTCAATCGGCTACCATCTCCCTCGAAAAAGTTAGCTTTAATTCCGATACTTGCTGTGAGATCCCCTGTAATACTGAGAGTGTCTCCATCAAAGATGAGATTAGACTCACAGGTTAGGGTATTAGCATTGCCACCAATATTTGTTATTATTGCGTTATTTGTCGCATTTGAAACACGGGGTACGTTAATTATTTCGGCGCCGTCTGACGTACTGAGGTTACCCGAGACTACTGAGTTTTCTGGCAGTGTTAATCGAGTAGTTAATGTTCCTGGTAAAAATACTGTGCCAGATAGATTGTTGTAAGCCATTTATGACGCCTCCCTTATTTAATTAGAAGACAAACCAATTGGCTCCGTTAGAATATAAACTAATCGCGGGATTTGAGCCGGTTAGTACATAGTTTGTGGTGCCATCTATCGTATATCCTGTGGAAGCATTGATTGTGATATCCGTCCCATCGGTGTGCCCAACCTCATCTTTGACTAAGAGTATCGAGCCGGTTCCGTATGCTGATGCACTAGGTATTAAAATACTCACTACGCCGGTTCTCTGGACTCCCAGAATATACGTTGGGGCACTGGCTGTGTATGAAGCTGCTGTTATTGGGGTATATTCAACGTTGAACCCTCTAACTTCGACTGCCTTTGAGCTTACGTCAACTCTTAGAACATCTGCGGTGCCACCGCCAGTAGGTCCAACATAAAGGCTACCTGTTCTAATGTGTATGTCGTCGTTGGTATCACCGAAGAAAGTAGAACCAGTTGACTCAATAATAGTGACATTATTTATACGATAATGACTGGCTGATATAGCGCCAGTCACCACTAAGTTTCCACTTAGAACTAAAGTATTTGCTGTGTGTTCTGTATAAGAGGAAGTATAGAAGAGAAAACTGGTCGAGCCGCTCGTTGCATTGGCACCAGTTAAAAACTGGACCGATCCGGTAGGTCCGGCTGCTTGGCCACCACCACCAGTACTGCCACTACAGTCTACATAAGCCCATCCAAACGCCATTCTCAGCCGACCCCATCAGTGCCCTTCCAAGAAGCACCATCACTTGTCGACACTCTTGCTGGTAGAATGCCGGTTAGTCCCGCCACTACATCTGCGTTTGCGGTGCCAACAAGCCAAATTTGAGAAACTTTTAATTCTAATCTTGGACTTGTAGAGTTAGCGTGAACTGTGAAATAGTTAACACCTGCTGAGGCAGGATCAACGCCAGCCTCGGAAAAGCCGACTCTTAATGAACCAGTAGTTGGGTTCGAGACAACTACCCAGCGTGTCACGTATGGAAACTCAACTTTTGTGGGTGCGTTAGCAACGACGCCGCCTTTAGCGTAAGGGACGCCTGAAGATTGGTAAGCCGGCACATGATTTAGTCCAACTTTTGTATTTGCATAGATGCTGCTTGACATTTAAAACACTCCTAATTTTAGTACATTCATTATAAATAGTCACTTCTTTGTTCTATTGCGTCTTTCTTTGGCTTTCAATCGTTTTTGTTCTTGTCTAGCAAGAAGACGCCTAGCTTTTTCGCTTTTTTCTCTTTTAGCTACAGAAGGTTTCTTATAATACCTTCTCTCTCTGACTTCTTCAAGAAGTCTTTCTTTCTTGGTCTTCTTGATAAATTTTCGAATCATACGCTCAACATTGCCTCTGCATTCGCGCGCAGTAACTTTAAAGTTTCCTTTCTTTTTCATTTCATTGCATCCCAAATTTTTGAAGCGCCGCCCATAAGTGATGATATGTCGACTCCTGAGTCTCCAGGGCTACCTAAATCAACTGAGCCCGCAGCAGTTTCTGTCTGGGCTGGGGTTGGCGTGGTTCCTTCGAATAAATCAACGCCATTATAAGCGCTAGAGCCAATCGCTTCCATCATTTTTTTACGTTGTTGGTTTAACTTCTTGGAGCGTTCTTTAATTTGTTTGTCACTTGTATCTGGGTGTTGCTTTTTTGTTTCCATTATGGGCGCTGTCTGCATACCCTTGACAACTTCGGACACAACATTAGACAACAAGCCCTCTTCTATGAGGGCTTCTTGCACACATTCTTTGACAAGAGGCTTAATCAGTGCCTTTAAATCATTTTTTTTCATTTTTCTCTCTTTTGTCGAAAAACTTATCAACCGCTTCTACAACAGCATCATAGATGTGTTGTTCTTGTTCTTCGAATCTCATTGAGGTCGCACCAATATTTGTTGGAGAGGTATTGCGACGTGAGTTCATTCTATTGAGGACGGCGGTTCCTGTTCTTCGTGGAGCGTCTGTTGGTGCTGGTGCAGTTTGGGCTGCAGGTTCGTCGGCAGTTGCTTGTACACGAGACTGGTTCTTATCTGCTTGGAAATTCCCACCAGATGCCAGTGCTTTTGCGGCTGCTTGTGTAGCTACGCCGCTAACTGCGTCAACAAAGGCAGCAACATTTTGCTTATAGTTTTGGATACGTTTTTCGGGATTCTTCTCAAAAGACTTGAGATATACATCCTCATACTTCTTCTTAGCTTTGGGATCTTTGATAGTGCTGGATACTTCTGCTGCAGCATCGAACAAAGAATCTGCACTAACATTTTGCGAAAGTGCCTTTGTCAATGCGCGAGAAATATTGTTTGCAATGATAGGGGGCTTACCACCCGCAGCCTTAAGATAATTTTTCATACCGCCACGTGCACGTGATTGACCTTTTTTAGCAGCTTGTTGGCGCCTTGTAAGCGCGTCATCAGCTTCATTTAACATCTCTAATAAAAACTCTTCCATATCAATGCCTTCGGCGATATCAATGTTGGGATTCTTTGTCATCTTAACAAGTGCAGGAAAAAATTCTTTATTAAACAATTGTTGCAAATTTCTGGATTCTGGATCTTTTGCTGCGGCTCCAACTGATACTGCCTTGCGGATAACATTTAAAATCTGCCCTTTTGCCAAAAAATTCATTGTGGCAAACTCTGTACCAGAGATCGGCATATATGGCTCATCGCTTGCTGCAGATGACGTTGGTTTTGGTTTTGCGGGTTCCGTGGGGGACGCAGGGGTGTCGCCGGCAGCATCGGCTGCTGCAGCGTCCTCAGCATCAAACTTGGCGGCTTGTGCCTTGTATCCTCCGCCAGAGGGGCTGACCATTCCTTTCAAATATCTACCTACTTTTTTACCAACTCCAAAAAGCTCTTGCAATTCTTCCTCGGTCATGTTTTCAGTTTCTTTAAGAAACATCTCCCACTTATCA